GGCGATCTGCCGAATAAACTTCTCGACACCAGCCAGTTTGTCGGATACACGGGCATTGGACGCATCCTGGAGGATAGCGGCCTCAGTGGCGGTACGCCGAGTCTCAGGGACCTCACCACGCTGGTATTCTGTCAGCCCAGAGACACGCTCAATGTCGCCGATGATCTGGTCGGAATAGCCGTACATCTCTGCGACGATAGTATCCTGCCGTAGGGGCACGATCACCCCATTGATGAGGTCGTTGACCTCATCCTCCACAAAGATCACGGTATTCGGAACGTCGGACTCCAGGGCCGCAATAGCGTCGTCTGCGAGCCCTCCGCGCCTAGCAATATGCTTCGGAACGAACCTCTTGCGGTCGTTCATCTGCGACGTACGAACAGCGTTCAATTCTCGCTGAAGGGGCTCCAGCATCTCCAGGTCGCCGAGCGCATAGAACTGGTCTGGGACCTCATAGTTCTCGTACACGACGAACGGATGCTTGAACGGATACTTGAAGGGTTCGGGGTCTATGAGGAACCCCGAATCGCCCGTCTCGGGGAACACACACCAGGTCTGGTCCAGAAGATTGTAGAACTCGTAGAGGATCACACGCTTGATGTCGTCCGAATACTCGCCCGAGGAACGCCGACGTTCCCCTTCGGTGTCTCGCCAGCGAGGATTCAGGGCCGCATTGGCCTTAAGGGCCTTGCGGGCGGCAGACTTATAGCGGGGGTCTGCCTGGGCGGTCTCCAGGGGGATCACGAGTTTCTGTGCGATCCACTTGGCGTCCAGGATATCCGTAGACTCGGGGTCCACATAGATATCGAAGGGAGACAGGCGCTCGACTGTCGGTCTGTCCTGGACCACCTCCGTTATGCGCTGGGCCTGAATGCTCTTGATCAGATCCTCCGTCGATGGCAGTTGATCTGCCCTCTCGGGAGCCTGGGCGGCAGCAGAAGACACCTGCTGCTCAGCGGCCATCAACTGCTCCTGGAACTCCTCAGGAGTGTACTCCCGCTCTTTCTCCTCGTAACGCCAGCAGGTCTTCACCCAGCCATGCCCGACAATGATGCCGTCCTTGACGGCATCCGAGACCTGCTCCTGGAACTGGTAGTGCCTCCACCAATAGTTGATCACAGCGCCAGCGATAGTAGCCTGCGCCTCAGACTCCTGATGCTTCGCCGTCAGTTGGATCTTAGGGTAGTTGATCGAAACTGAAGGCCAGATCGTGTTCACCGTCGCAAACGAGAGGTTCACCGAGATCTGGTCGGCCTTCGATGCATGATCGAACTGCTTGCCCCGATAGAAGTCTATCAGGCGCCGCCAGGTCTGATCATACTGCTCAGCCTCACGCCACTTCTTCGACGTAGAGATCCTGTCCCTGTAACGCTTGAGAAGATCTGCCTTAGAGCGTGTGGGCTCGCCAGAGCCCGAAGGGTTCTCCCTGCCCTGGACTTGCGGGAGGTTCAGTTCAATGTCGTCACCGAAGGGCATTAGGTCCAACAGCCCCTATCTTCGGGGACAGGATCGGCGTCCGTGAACTTCGCCTCTCGGTACAAGTCCTCTATCCGTTCCTGATGTGTCGAGTCATGGAAAGTCTGCCTGTCCAGATAACCCCAGGTCCACCCGATGTCCCGCAGGTCCTTCTCGTCCTCGCAGGTACAAGGATTCTCGTACCCCATATCGTGATCTTGAGTACACTTCGCCATTAGAAGAAAAACCCCCTCATACTACGGACACTTCGTTCAGGGCCTAGTGCTCCGAACTCTGTTTTTGGCGTACATTCGTGCTACCGATAGGCCCTGCCTGCGAGGACTCACGGGCACGCTTAGCCTGATCTTTCCACCAGTCTATCGTCCAGTAAGCGGCACGCTCACGCTTCTTCGGGAATACATGCGCATGCTTGCGCATCTGATTAGCGATACCTAATGCGATAACACGGTCATCGAACGGAGAACCTGACATCCGCCCACGCTCATCCCTCGTGAACGTCTTCAACTCCCGTAACGCATCCGCACAAGGGATCATAAGATCCCCTGTGCGCATAGCAAGTGCCAATTCGCCCACCAGAAGAGGCTTGTTGATCCTCGTAGTCAACCAGCCGAGCCTATCCGACGCCTGGTTACCGACCCTCCCGTAGTCTCGTTGGGTGTACAGGCGAGGATAATGCAAAGTACGCAACCTAGTTAACGTCGTTAGACCGTGGTTGTTGGCCTCCACGCCCAAGAGCGCCGTCCAGTAGTACCTCCCGAGATCATTGATCTTGTCCCCGAAAAGGTCAGGGTCGGTCTTTCCATGCCAGGCAGCCACAATATGCCCAGTATTCAAGTCGAGGACGTAAGCACACGAGAAGTCCCCGTGCACCAGGCCCTCAGACACGTCCGCACCAAGGACATAATCGTGCTCCAGGTCGGGGCGCTCCCAGATCGAGAGTTCGACACCAGCCCATTCGAGCGTATACCCGCCACCATCCATCCCGAGCAGCAGGCCCTGCTCCTTCGGGGCCAGAATATCCTCCTGTTCGATACGTAAGAGCACCTCAGGGTCGAAAACCATGTTCCCAGAGCGTATAAACGCCTCCTCAGGGGTCCGAGGGTACTCCTGGTGCAACTGCCAGTCCATGAAGTCCCTCTTCTGGTGCTCATACCAGGCGTCGTCCCTCTCAGGGACGACATCCCACGCATAGAAGAGGTGCTTGAAGTTCGCCGTGCCCGCCACAGAACGTTCCCAGAGTTCATGGAAGATGTTCCCGACACCATTCGCCGTCGACAGCCCGATCATACGCCCACCAATGTCGATAACAGGCTGAATCGAAGACCAGGCGTCCTCAGGGTTCTCCAAGAACGCCCATTCGTCCAAGATCACCAGGTAGGCGGTGCGTCCACGGGCAGGATTGGACTTCGAGGGGTGAGATTCGATGGTGCTGCCGTTGCTGAAAGGCATGCTTTGCAGGTTATCGGCCAGCGAAGAGGGTCCTCGGTCCTTGATCCACGACGGGAGACGGTCATAGCCGAAACGTACCATACGCAAGATATACCGTGCGTCGTCCTCTTTCTTCGACAAGAACAGGATCGTCCTGTTCTCATGGAAGAACGCACACCAGAACGAATAGGCAGCACAGAGCGTAGTCCAGCCGATCTGACGGGCCTTCAACGTGATGACCTGCCTGTGCTCCTGGAAGGCCCTGGCACCCTCCTTCTGATACCAACGCATCCTGAAGAGGACAGCACCCTCCTCGGGGTGCAGCACAAACCAGAAGTTCTCCGTGAAATACTCGAAATCGTCACGGCAGCGACGATACTCGGCCTCCTGGAGAACCTCAGTACGAGAAAGCGCCAGACTAGGAGGAGGCATCAGTACGAGAGATCAGGGCCTGAACCTGGCGCTCAAACTCCTCGTCAGACATGTCGGAGACACGCTTATCCTCCACGACGACACGCTGCTTAGGCACGAAGGCCTGAACATACTGTAGATAGAGCGTAGCCGCTCTAACGTCCCCTGAAGCGGCAGCGGAATGCATCGCATCGACAACCTCCTGGATATGCAGATCGTTGATGTTCAGATCCTTCAGACGAGCACGGATCAGAAGGCGGACACGCTCATCGACAGCCCACTCCTTCACGGTCTGATGCGCCCACCCGTTCGCCTCAGCCCAAAGTTTGACCGTCTTAGGGTCCTTCACAAGACGGGGAGTACAGGCCCACTCAACGAACGCCTCAATACGCTCAGGGGGCACCCAGTTGCCCTCTTGGTCCTTCTTCCAGTGGAACTGGTTAGTGTTCATCTTCCTGAGATCTCCTAGAGAGGGGGTCGGGGCGGGGGAGCGGGCCAGGGAGGCGTTCCCGCTACTTTACAAGACCCCGCCCCGAGAAGGCCCTATAGATACGTGAAGTTCATTCAGGGGCACTAGCCCGACGCTAAGTTACATGAGCATGTAACTGAATGAAATGTGCGTATCTATAGTGGACATTTCACGAGAGCCCTGCCCCAACTGTCAGAGCCGAGAACGCCCCAAGTTCCTCGAAGGCCGAAAGCCGAGCACCTGGTGCGGCAAGTGCGTTGACGGGCTACTCTCCGAAGAGCATAATCTCAGGTACGCCGTGCAACACAAACAAGAGTTCACGACGACCTAAGAACTAGAGAGACAACCAGAGAACCCCTGCGAGAGCGCCTGAGAGCCCGAAAGGGCGACAGGCGGCTAACCCCACAAGGGGGAAGCGGAACAAGGCGGGGAGGCCAAGCGCCTCGTCCCCTACGCAGAAGGCCTGAAGACCAAAAATGCAAAGAGCCTCTAGGCTTGGCTGCGTCTAAAAAACCAGGGACGATCAGTCCACAAGCGGCAAACCGTCTCAAACGGTTCGCCGACAGGCTGAAGCCAGAGCCCAAGAGGCTCTGGCGACAAGTCAGGAGTACAGTCCCAGGCAGACGAGGCACACAGCCGAGTAGGAGCGAAACAAGAGGCCAGAGCCCTGCCCAAAGCACCCTGTGGACGAAGTACAAAACGGCCACAAAATAGGCGCTACCTCCTTACTACTACTACACACATGCCGCCCGCCCCCCCCTGTACCTGGGGTGGGGCTAGGCGGAAAGGTTCTTGTCGCCCTGCTGTACACCAACCACCCCCCCCTAGCGCAAAAGGTACATGCCTAGCCTCAGGTAGCGCAAGAGGTACGGGCTAGGCGAGGCAGGGGCAAGGGGGTCGGTGTAGGGGGAGAGGGGCAGAAGGAACGGGATGGGTGGCCAGGGGTGCGAGGGGCACAGAGAAGGGGGCGCCCGTAGGCGCCCCCTGTGTCTCTCTGGTCTTGGGGATTGCACAGGGCGCCCACCGTAGTGGGCGCCCTGCTTGCGTTGGGGGAGGCTCTGTCGGGACTACAGCGTCTCAATCAGTGCCTGGAGCGCTTGGCGGGTCGTCTGGATGGAGGCAAGGATCCCCTGGAGCACGAGCGTGAGGCGCTCACGGTCGATGCTCTGTGGCGTC